ATATTTAGACGCGTATTTCATACAACGCGACCCTTGGTCTTGCCTTTGATAGCGCATCCATCACGGCTATCACGGGTCATGCCACCCTTTCCGTAGGTCATGCCGCCACCCAGCATCTTGCCCTTGCCATCAGCGGCAAAGAACGGAACCTTGGAACCATTCTTATCGACCATCTTGAGGCTACCGCCCTCGCTGTAACCCATTCGACCACCGCGATTCATGCCCATAGGCTTTTCCATATCCATATCCTCTTCAACCTCAATGGATACCTTGACTGGGCTATCACTGCTTTCCATTTCCTTACGGCGCATACGACGAGCAACGGCTGGAAGAATGCCAACATCATTGCCAAACATGCCCTTGCCTGTTGCCATACCGTAAAGTGGCGAAAGGCTTCCAAGAATCTCTTCGATTCCACTGGAGCGTTCAACCTTAACCTCGCCGCCATCTTCGTAACGCTTGATTCGACCTTTCATGCTCGTGTCCTCCCGCGCATAGCGCAGCCATCAATGCTTCCGCCCATTGCCTTTCTCTCAGGCTTGCTCATGCCAGCCTCAGAAAGGGCGATAGCCACAGCCTGTTTCGGGTTCCGGACAACCGGACCCTTCTTGCCAGAATGCAGTGTTCCCTCTTTGAACTCCCGCATCACCTTCTTGACCTTGCCAAGACCGCCCGGTTTGGAAACCTGCTGGCTCATATTGGCGCGTGACATTGCCATCTCATTTACCTCGCTGCCGGAACGGTCTTACTTTTTCTGCAACGGCTTTCGGTTGCGAGACGAACTGCTTGCCTTGGGCTTTACCCTTACGCTTGGCGGCGGTGGTACGGGCATATTCCGAAGGCGAGAGAGCCTTGATCGCAGCCTCTGGTAGATATCTTTCACCAGTTTCACTACTCGGTTTTCCACTCTTCGTCCTCCATTTCTGCTCAGTCCAAGCCTTCAATGAACGCTGTGTCGCTTTCATCTGATCGGCCCACCTACGATCCAAGCATCGCAAGTACGCGCACCGGCACACTTGAAATGGAAGAGTTCGCAGTACCCCAAATTGCTTGCCTCGATGACATCCATCGAGTAATCCTTATGAGGCTTGTCACCGGCTTCCATTCCCTTGGAGATGCAATCCAGCATCTGCTTGGTCTGGATGAATGCCGCGCAGTTCCCACAACGGGACTTCTGAGCCTCATCGACATCCACCGCCCACATCTTCGCCTTGGCCTTCCAGAACTTATCTGAAGGCTCATCAGGATTCAGTGGGCCGTAGCCGTATTCCTTGATGGCGTGGTTGCGATTCTTCAGGTTGACATGGACATCCATCGTCGCCACAGGGCAAGACTTTCCCTTGCCATTCTTGTAGGACTGTTTGATGGCCTGTCCAATCGCATCCTTTTTGACCCGCATAGCCATCAGTTCTTGTAGCCGCCTCCGGCTTCCTTGTACTTCTTGGCAAGCAACTGCGCCTTACGAGCGGACCACTGACCTGATGCTGTGCCTTGGACTGCGGAACCCTTGATCTGGTTAAACAGTCGCTTACGCATCTCAGGCTTGGTGTAGTTCCCGGCTGCGTTTACCTTGCTTTTTGCCTTTGCCATGTCAGCAGTTCCATGCACGAAGCGACTTGTTGATCCGGCTGTTCGGATCATTTGCCGTTTTGGCGCTGGTCAGTTTCTTCTTCATGCCCTTCATTCGGGCGCAAAAAGAATCTCGCCTAGGACCGCCTTCAGGCTGAGGACGCTTCAGACCCGGCTTGCCGGGGTTGGCTTTGTTGTAAGAAGCCCTGCCCTTGGCATTAAGTCCGCCAGATGGGTCTTTGCCTTCTTTCCTTTGCCATGCTGGGCTTTTTGCCATAAATCACCCGCAGAGAACTGTGACCTTGGAGACCTGATCCAGCGTCATGACTGCAAAGTCATTGTTCCCACTCTTCGTGGTCAAGAGTCCTTCAGGGGGAATCATGGCATCATTTGCAGTGCTGTCGGCTGGCGTAAACAACTTCAACAGCGTGGTGTTATTGGGCTGCGCGGTGAAGGTAATGCTACCTCCAACCGACGAGGCCACATAGATCACTTGCTTGATGCGGGTACGGGGGAACGCAAGGTCACCACCGTAACCGATCTTGATGCCACCAGTCGAAGCCGCGCTGATGCTGATGCTGTTGACGCGGGTGTAGTAGTTGGTCGAATAGACCACGGTCGCGCTTGGACCTGTAATGGTCTCAGTCACGATGCCGTTGTAACCCGTAGCGCCAACCTTGACACCGGTAACGGTGAAGGTTTTGTTGGCATCCGCGCCATTGGAGGTGATGGAAACCTTGTAGCCAGTTCCGTACTGACCTACATCATTCGCCAGAAGGGCGATGTTCCCAGACGCAGCAATGGTCGCAGAGGAGCGGAAATAGTCATCGTCGCTGGTCGGGTTAACCGCCCAGACATCGTACTGTGCCATAGAGAATCCTCCGCTTTAAAATTAAACGGTGACGCTCTTGTACAGGGCGATATACGCGGTGGTCGCTCCGACCAGAACCTGAATGTAACCCTGCTGGGCCGACACTGCGCCCGAAGCCGCGTTGACCACCACACCAATCTTGGTGCTGCCAACCGTCAGGGAGGTGCAGAGAAGGTTCGTGATCGTGCCGGAAGCAGCCTTGATAACCGTCGCGGACACATCACCGATGAAGCCATTGTCCGACTCAACCGGACCAGAGAAAGTAGTCTTAGCCATGTTTAAACCTCGTATGCGAGTTGCCTGCCAGTCTGCATACCGTCAGCCGGGTCTGTCTGGCAGGCTAAAATTATCCCGGTAGTGCGATTAAACACTACACATGCACAAAAAGAAAGGGGGGCTTTCGCCCCCCCTTCCATTCCGACCCTATCAGGTCGAACCCGGCGAACCGTAGATGCCAAGCGGATCGCTGACACCAAACGAGTAACGCTCACGGGCCTTGTACCGGACATTCCCGGTATCAAAGTCTCCATCCATGGAGGTCGAGAGCGGGGTACGCACGAAGTGCTTCATACCGTTCGGGACATCCGTGATGATGAAGAAGGCGTTCGTGTCAGTCAGGTAGTGATTGACAGCGTAGCCTTCCGGGATAGCGCCCATGTTGCGGATCGCGTTGATGTCGTTGTCGGCGGTCGCCGTGCGGAGAGTGGTCTCCATCAGGCGCTCGGCAACGAACATCAAGTTCGACGGCACAACGAGACGACGAGGACGGGCGGCGATCAAGAGACCGCGCTCGTCCACATAGTTCGCAATCGAGATGATTGCGTCTTCCAAGGAAGTCTCGTTGAGGTCCGCACCCACGGTCGGACGGTTGGCATTGGTGCCACCGCTGACCAAGGGGTGAGCCGTGCTGAACAGCGTCACACCGTCTCCCGACTGGAAGGTGGTGAAACCGTTGTTGAGCAGAGCCGCAGCCTTGACCTGCTTGGTGTTCGCCATACCACGGGCGAGAGCCTTGGTGTAACGAGCAGAGAGTTGGTCATAGAGATTGTCCTCCATGGCCTCCTCAGTGATCGAGAACCCCATGGCGATCGTCTCGTGGTTATAACGAGCCGTCCAAGCCTCCTGCGCGTTGTCGTAGGCAATGGCCTGACCTTCCTGCTTGACAGGGGCCGTGCCGAAGCCCGACAACTTGACTTCCTCTTCGAAAGCCTTCTCGGAGTTTTCGGTCTCATAGATGAGGGTATGCTCATCTTCGTACTTCTGGTACTCCAAGCCGAACAGGGCGTTAAGCCCCGGCAGGAGTTCCTTCAGCATCTGTGCGCGTGAAATAGCCATTTCTCAGAACTCCTTTAGGCAGTGACGCTACTGTAGTAGCCGTGGGTCAGAACATTGAGTTTGACCAACAACTCACGGTAGATCGTGAAGACAACAGTCGAAGCAGAGGGGATAGCCGTCACCGAACCCGGCACCGCGATAGCGGCGTTCAGGGTAAGCGAGGTATCACCGACCGCAGCCGCCACGCTGAGGAACGAACCAGTCTCAATCAACTGACCGTTCGATGCGTAGTAGGCCACGCTCGTGCCGACCGGGAGAGCCGCCGGAGCGCCCGAACCCGTGAGGGTAAGGGTCGTGCTGGAGGACGAACCCGTCGCCGTGTACGAAAGCGAGGTCTCAGGGACCACGCCAACGCAGCGCAGCGGGAGGATGCTGGTCGCAGGCGTAGCCGAAGGCGCGAGGATCGCGTTCTTCGAATTGCCCGTGTTCACATTACCCGTGTTGTCGACAGCCGAAAGGTTGGTTCCGACCAGCGCATACGCGCCCGATGCCATGACCGTAGTCGCAGAGCAGACCGCAGCCTTGAACACAGTGTCCGGATCGTCAACGACATACGCCAACGCATCACCAGCCAGCGTCGAAGCCGGGTAGTACTGCGAGAAACGCTTGTCCTTGGTCACC